GAAAAGATATAAGAAGAAGAGAGCTGATTACCGTAAGGGTGGTAGAGTACGTTTTGATGCAGGCGGTAGAGGAGACGATTGGAGAAGTAGTGGAAATCTAAGTATAGCAGGCTCTGGTCGTTATTATGCTACTCCTACACAAGTAAATAGATCTATGCGAGACGAAGAAATAGACGAGCAAAGTGCTGAAGGAGGATATGATCCCGGAGATTCTTTTAGAGTAGGTACTGGAGTTCCTTTAAGTTCTGATCAAACTAGAAAAAATGTTAGGACAACTTTTCCTTTTGGTGCTGGATCAAGTATGGGTGCGCAAACAGTAGGTGCAGCAGGAGCGTATACAGGAGGTTCTACTGCGTCTTCTTCTAATGTTGCTCAAGGAAATCCTGTAGCTAATACAGCAGGATATACTGGAAGAGCTAAAACAGGAGGAGGAACAGGAGTTGTAAAAAGTCAAAGAGGAAAAAGAAATAAGCAAAGCAATCAAGATAAAGAAAATAAAAAAGTTGTTGTTGCAGATAATGAAGAACCTACTAGAGTTGTAGATAATTCATCTAGACAAGCAGCTCAAGATATTGTTGCAGGAACAAGACAAGGACCACAAATACCTGCACCACAACAAGTAGAAGTTGGTCCAGATGTTCAAACTATGCAGATGGATGAAATTCAACCAGTTACTGCAGAAGAACTTACAGCTCCGACTTTAGATCCTGCAGCACAAGCAGAAGCTGTTCAAGCTCAAGTACCTGAACCTATAACTGCAGCTCAAATGCAAGCTGCACAAGTTACACCACAAGAACCAGTTGTATCAGCTTCTGGTGATATAGCAGATGAATCTTTAGCTAAAGCTGCACAAGTAGATAGAGTTGATCCAATAGAAGCAGCAACTGTTGATATTCCAGAAGGAGCATTAACAGAACGAGTAGTTGGTGTGATGAGTCCTAATGCTACAGCTATAGCAGCTCAAGCAGCAGGTACAACTTTATCAAGAGTTACAAGAGCTAAAAAACAACTGCGTAATGCAGGTATATCTGAGCAAGCTATTACAGATTTAGGTAACGATCCAGAAGCTCTTGAAGATCGTTTAATGGATCTTACAGAGCAAGAACGAGGAGTTATAGGAAGTCTTCCAGAAGAAGCTTTTGTTTCTAATCAACTTGATAGCCTTCTTAAAGGAATGGAAAGTGGAGAAATACCTACATGGGCTAGTCCTGCAGTTGCAGCAGTAGAACAGATGTTAGCTCAACGTGGTTTATCTGCTTCAAGTGTAGGAAGAGATAATTTATTTAACGCAATAATACAGTCTGCTGTTCCTCTTGCACAAGCTAACGCACAAGCAATACAACAAAGTGTAGCACAAACAAGAGAAATAGAATCTAGAGAAGAAATATTTAATGCTCAAGCAAGACAACAAACAGCTTTGCAAAATGCAAATAATGTATTTAAGTTTGACTTAGCACAGTTTAGTGCAGACCAACAAACTGCTTTAGCAAACAGTAAATTTTTACAGACTGTATCACTAACTGAAGCAAGTTTACAGCAACAGGCAGCTATGCAAAATGCTGTATTATCTTCACAAGCTAATTTAGCTGAAGCAGATTTTTATCAAAAATCACAAATACAAAATGCTCAAGCTTTTCTTAGTATGGATATGGCTAATCTTAATAACGAGCAACAAGCAAGAGTTTTAGATGCTCAAATGAAACAGCAAGCTATGTTATCTAATCAAGCTGCTACTAACGCAGCAAGACAGTTTAACGCTACAAGTGAAAATCAAACTCAACAATTTATGACTGGTTTAGCTGCACAAATTGAACAGTCTAATGTAGCTCAAGCTAATGCTATGTCTCAATTTAATGTACAACAAGAAAACGCAAACAATGCTTTAAGATTTCAAACAGAAGCAGATTTTGAAAAAACTAGAGTTGCTTTAAAAACAGATTTAGATAAATATAATGCTCAGTTAGCTTTTAATAGAAATCAATGGAATACACAAAATGCTCAAGCTGTAGAACAATCTAATATAGCTTGGAGAAGACAAGCAAATACTATCAATACTGCAGCAGCTAATCAAGTAGCTATGCAAAACGCAATGAACGCAAATAACTTAAACAGTCAAGCACTATCGTTTTTATGGCAAGAACTTAGAGATCAAGCAGATTTTGATTTTAGAAAATATGAAAACGAAGAAAACAGAAGAGTATCTGTTATTACTACAGCTTTAGCTAATGAAGGAGAATCTGCAGAAACATATAGTGATGCTTTAGAATCTTTAGTTGAAGGCTTAGATTTACAAACTTTATTTGGTTAATATACACAGGAGTAACATACATGGGATGGTTAAGAAAGATAGGTCGTAAGATAGGTAAAGGAATTAAAAAACTTGGCAAAGCTATTGGCAAAGGTTTTAAAAAAGTTTTTAAAGCTTTTGGTGATCTTGGTCCTATTGGACATTTAGGATTAGCTATTATATTTCCTGCCTTTACAGGATTTTGGGGAACATTAGGTAAAGGAATAAGTGCTATATCTAAACTATCTCCTGCAGTTGGTAAAGTTTTTCAAACTGTTTATAATATTGGAAGTAAAGTAAAAGGAGTTTATAATTCGGTAACTGGAGCTTTAACAAATACTCTAAAGAAAATTCCCGGAGTTGGTCAAGCTATGGAAGGACTTGATAAGTTTATTGATAGAGCAAGACAGATGATAGGTATAGACGCAGGTAATGTTCCTTTAGCAGACAAAGAAGATGTTGCTGAATATTGGAACTCTTTAAGTGATAAAGAATTAGAACAACTACAGCTTAGCAGAACAGATCTTTTTGTAGATGGTAAACTTACTAAGTTCGGAGAAGATGCAGGAAGAGGTAAATTATTTGTTGAACAAATGAGCGAACGAGGTTTTGGAACAGTTGAAGAAATTGAAAAAGGATATAATTTTTCTTCTGATGCATTTCCAAGTTTACAAAATAAAGTAAGAATGGAAGACTATGCAGCTTTTTCAGAAAATAATTTAAACAATCTTCCTTCTAGTTATAAATATAATTTTGAACAAAAAATAGATTCAATGGGTAGAAAGGGAGAATGGGAATGGGTTAAAAAACCTGTTATGACTCCAGAAGGTCCTACAGGTGTTAAAGTTCAAGATTTTAAACCTGTTTCAGAAATAATTGACACTTCTACAGTATCAGATAAACCATCTTTAAATAAAGCAACAAAAGAAATCCTTGACGGAACTTCTAAAACTCCTACTAGTTTTGGAGATAAACTTAAAGAATCTGCTATTGACACAGGAGTTCAAACAGTAGAAGATTTAATTACTGGTAGAAACTATAGAGATTATCAAGATTATTTAAGAAGAGGAACTATTGGACAAACTCCAGAAATGGTAGCTGCGTCTGCTAACTATGTTCAAGATCTTAGACCTCAGTTTCAACAAGCAGGTTTTCAAGCAACAAATTCAAATGATTTTGTGAATCAATTTATTAATGGAACAAGCTTTGGTCCAGAAACATACAACAGTATTATGGCGCAACAACCTATCGGTACAAATGTTTACGCATAATAATTTATTGGAGAATTAAATGGCAATACCCACTGATGGTTTAGAGATGTTTGCAGCCGAAAATGCAAAAGGAAGACCAGTTGCAGGACAATCTTTAACAAACTCACCAGAACAACCTTATAAATGGGAACAACCTCCTGAGTTTACAACTGTAAACGAAGCAAACTTATTTATATTACAATCTTTAATAGAAGAAAAAACTTATTTAAATTTAGTAATGTCTATTACAGACGGAGTACCTGTAGCTGATGTTGCTTCTGTAATACTTTATCATGGCTTTACACAAGGTAAGTGGAATCCAGACTTAATGTTGTTATTAATGGAATCAGTTATGTACATGATAATAGGGTTAGTTGAAAAAGCAGGTATTTTTAACTATAAACTGTATTCAGGAGAATCAGAAGACGATAAAAATGATGTTGATCCTGACACCCAAATAAAAACTTTACAACGTGCTGTCGGTGCTTTTAACAGAGAGCAAGTTGCACAAACAATAGATCCAAGAATTGAAGAACTTTTAGAAACAGTAGAACCTCCTCCAAGTTTACTTGAAGCTAGACCTGAAGAAGCTGGAGAAGAAGCTGTTGAACCTACTAGCTTATTAGGAAGACAGGAGATGAGAGCATGAGTGTTTTAGATGATTATTTGAACAAAAGAAAAGGTAGTGCTTTTGATCTAGGAAAAAGTTTATTAAGAAAACAATCAAAAAAATTTGATGATGCAGGTGCTATTAGAGGTATTGCTTTAATTAATAAATTTTTAGATAACAAAAGATTAACAGAAGTAGCTTCTGATATTAAAGATTTTGAAGAAACCAGTTTAGCTGAAAGATCAAATTTAGTAGCTAAGTGGGGAAAACAATCAACAATTCAAAGTAAACATGAAGATCTTACAGCAGACTGGGGAAAAGATTTAACTGGTTATTTTATGGAAAAAGCTAGAAGATCTTGGAAAGCTACAACAGGATACGAACCTCCTGTATTTGAAAACGATCCAGAAGCATATAATAAATATAATGAGTGGGTTAAAAATAAAAGCAACATGCTTGCTTTACAATATAATACTAGACTTGAAGGATCAGAAGAATTAGGAAAATTAACTAAAGAACAAGCAACCGCAGAGTTTGATAGAATAACAAGAAAAACAGCAGAAAAAATGATTTCACCAAGAAATCTTAGTTGGTGGCGAAATAAAATAGATAAAGCTTTAGGTAAAGACAATGAGTTTTCTGTAAATATTGACGCTATCGAAAATCATTTAAAAGATTTAGCATCTTCTAATGATGGTAAATTTCCTAAGACTGAAACAGTTACAAGTGGACCTTTTTCAGTAAATGTTAAACAAGGAGAAGTTTATGATCCTTCAAACTATAAGCCTAAAGCTCCTGAAATGGATCTTTCATCTATTGTTCAACAAATGTATAGTAATTTTCCTACTCTTAATGGTAAAGTTGATGCTATTGAAATGATAACACATCTTAAAGAAATAAGAGAAGCAAATCCAACTTTAAGTAATATTAAAATAAAAGATATTTTAATAAATAAATATAACGCAGATCATTTTGCTGCTGGAACACTTCAGAAAAATGCAGATATTGAGTTAATAAATAACTATGAAAAAGATTCTTCATCTATTAGAAGTTTAATAGGAAAAGATAAGAGAAAAATAGAAATAAAAAAAGTACAAGACGCATATTTAAGAAGATTAGATGTAAATCCTAGAGATGTTTCTTTAACTCAAAACTATAATAAATTTGTAAAAGATTTTGAAAATGAGTTACAAGACGTTATGTCACAAAAAGCGACTGACAATGATATAGTTAAAACTAGAAATCACATATCTAATATTAGATCAGGACTTATTAATTTTGAAGGAGCTGATATTTTAAAATCAAGTTTTGACGAGCTTGCTGAACTTAATACAGATTATTATAGTGGCTCGTTAGATAAGATAAGTAACAAAGCTAAAAACTTTGCTTTTAAATATCCTAGCGTTGGACAAAATATGAATAATCAAGAAGTGTTTGAAGATATAACTACTATAACTGCTTTAAAAGTGTTAGGTCAGTTAGAAAATGGAAATTCTACAGATGCTACATTAAACGATTACTATGAATTTAGAATGTTAACAGGAAAAATAACTGAAGACGAATATCTTACTAAGTTTAAAGAAATATATAATGCTACTGAAACAGATTTAGAAAAAGCTTCAGCGTATGCAAGTGCATTAGAAACTGTAGAAAACAAATATGGATCAGTTTTAACAGATGATAAACTTGAAATTTTAAATACTTTAAACAGTTTGGCTTCTACAGAAGTACAGGTATTGTATGAAGGAACTCCTACTCGAGATGATTTTGAAGCTGCTAAAGCAGTAGAAGCTACAAGTGAAGATGACTTTTATAAAAAAGTATTAGATACTCCTGTTGTTGGATCAGCAGTAGAGTTTGTATTTGGAGAAGATCTAGGAGCAGAAGATATTGGCTATGCAGTAGCTCTTATTCCCGGAATAGGTTGGGTAGCTTCAGGTGTTAGGACAATAGGAGGAGCTGCAGTTAAAAAAGTTGCTCCTATATTAGCTACACAAATTAGTAAAAAATTATTATCTAACCCACGAACAGCTAAAATGATAGAAAACATGAGATTTAAAATAACAAAAGGTAATATATATAAAGATCCGAAAGCTCTTAAAAAATATTTAAATACTTTAACAGATTTGGAAAAATCTATATTTAACTCTTTAAGTAAAACTTCAGGCAATCTTGCTCCTAATCAAGTAATGACTAATTTTATAAAAATTCAAGGTGCTAGATTTGGTAAATATATTCCTGAAAATAAAAAGTGGCTTTGGTATGGAGCAGTAGGATATGGTGGTGGTAAAACAATAGAAGCTTTTGAAGAAGACACAACTCAAACTACTTTCAATAGATAGGAAATAACAAATGTCTAACTTAAGATCTTTAGTAGGTAAAAGCTATGGTAGAGGTAGTTTAGCTTTTAATAAAAATGAAACTCTGGATGATTTAGAACAAGATAGATTGTTTCAAGAAAGATCAGAAAGATTTCTTACTTCGGTAGGAGAAAAATCTGATGATATTTTTGAGTACTTGAGAGACTCTGATTATAATTTATATAGTGGTTTTAAAAGAGCATCTGAAAGTAAACTTTTTACTCCTCAACAAAAAGCTGACTATAAGTATCTAAGACAAAGATTTGACAGAGCAGATACAGGAAGTCTCAAACAATACTTAGGTGCTGCAAGAGATATAGGAATAGATTTTGTTACTGATCCTACTTTACTTGCTGCTACTTTGACTACTCCTATAACTGGAGGAGCAACTTTAGCAGCTAGAGCAGCGTTAGCAAAAGGAGCTTCTACAGGTTTAAAACAACTTGCTAAAACTCAAACTAAAAAAGCTATTGGAGTAACTGCTGCTGAAGCAGGAGCTTGGACAGGACTTGATAATTATTTTAGACAAGAAACCGAAGTTAATACAGATATTAGAAAGTTATTTTCTACTCCTGAATTAATAGGAAGTGCTGCATTAGGAACTGTTTTAGGAGGATTGTTAGGTGCAGGATCGCAAAAGTTAGCGGTTGCTCATTCCAAAAAAATTGATTTATTTACTGATGATGAATACTTAGAACAAGTTGGAAGCATGGCTGCTTATAGACTAGGAACTAGGAAAGATAAAATTATTGCAAGAACAATAGGTAAACCTACAGCTATACTTAACACAATGGCAGAAATTTCTCCTGTTGCTGATGCTCTCCGTAAACTTATTAGATACGATGCAGGTAAAGAATTTTTTAATCGTACTAATAAACCTCTTGAATTTAGTTTTGGTGAAAATATAAATTGGAGAACTGGTAATTATAAGTTAATGTATGAACAAGCTATTTCTCCATTATATACTAAACAAAACGGTATAATGACGGATCAGCAACAAAAAGAAGTAATAAAAGTTTTAAGAGGCGGTAAGAGCGATAATGCTGCTATTAATAAAGTTTCTGATAATCTTAAAAAGTTTTATGATACTATATTCAATCATGCTGTTAAAAATAAACTTATATCTCCAGAAAGAAGAGTTGAAAATTATTTTCCTATAAGTTGGAATAGAAAAGCAATAAAAGAAAATCCTGAAAAGTTTAAAGAATTATTGTTAAAAGAAGATGGTGTTTCTTTGGATAATGTTGACAAAATTATAGCAGGTGTATTAGACGAAAAAAATGCTGCTTATGGAGAAACTGCTAACATACTTACAGGTATGAGGGGTTTAAATATTAAAGATGAAAATGTTTTTGAAGATTTTTTAATTAATGATTTACACGCAGTATCTCATTCTTATTATGCTAAAGCTGCTAGAAACATTGAAACAAAAAAAGCATTTGGTTCAAGAGATAAAAATACTGGAGAACTTATACTTACAAGAGCCAGCGCACTTGAAGAGTTTGAAAAACAATGGGTTGATCCTTTAAATCAAGAGTTAATAGCAAAAGGTGTTAAAGGAGGTTTAACAAAAACAGAAAGAAATAATGTTGTAAATCTTTTCAAAACTTTAACAGGAGATTTAAACTATTATCAATCTGACGTAGGTCAGAGTATTTATGATACTCTAAAACTTTCTCAACAAGTAGCTCACCTTCCTTTAGCTACTCTTTCAAGTATGTCAGAAGTTTTTATTCCCTTAACAAAAGGGAAGCCTGAAAGGTATACTCAAGAACTTTTAAAATCTATGGGTGAAGCAGGAGAACTTTTTACTAAAAAAATACCTAGAATTTTAAAAGATAAACACAACTTAGATCAGCCTGAAGTGTTTAATGAAATGAATAAAGTTTTTTTAGCAGTAGAAGAAGCTTTAGCTGATCGTGTTGAAAACCTAGCAGGTGAAGGTATGCAAACTGAATGGGTTAAAAAAGGAGCAAGAGGATTTTTTAAAGCTAACTTACTTACTCAATGGACAAAAATGGTTCAGTTAGCAAGCTTTAATATCGGAAAAGATTTAATACGTTCTAACTTAAAAGAACTTCACAAAGCTTCTAAAGCAGGTACAGATATATTTAAAGCAACAGGAAAACTTAGAAGATATAAAGAAGAACTTTTTGATTTAGGTATAGATGTTGAACAAGGAATTAAATGGGTTGATGATGGAGCAAAACAAGCCGATGCTCGTAAAGCTTATTCAGAATTAACAGATAGTGAAAAGTTTTATCAAGTTAATTTAATAAGAGGAGCAGGAAGATTTGTTAATGAAGTTATACTTAACCCTGCTAGGGAACAAGCTATTAAACCTATTATTCAATCTAATCCTAAAGTAGACATATTGTTTCAGTTTTTAGGTTATCCTACTGCTTTTTCTAATACAGTTTTAAAAAACTATGCAAGACAAGTTATTCTTAATCCTGCAGCTAATGCTCCTAAAATTTTAAGTGCTACACTTTTAATGACAGGAACTGCTTTAGGATTAAACTATGTTAGAGGATCAGACGAATCAAGAGAAGAATATTTTAAAGATCCTCAAAAGACTATACAAAAAGCAATACAACGAGTGGGTTTGTTAGGTCCTCTAGAACACGGTGTTAGGTTTAGTGATTCTTTAGAGTACAGTAAAAACCCTGCTCTTTCATTACTAACTTTAGGAGGTCCTATATTAGATGACACTTTAGGATCAGTTTTTTATCGTAGAGGATTGTCTGAAACTATTGCTAAAAACCTTCCCGGATATGCTTCTAAGAATGTTTTAGAAAACTTAACAGGGTTGACTCCTTACGATAATATAACAGAAGGAGCAAGAAAACTTGACAAGTCTTTAAAAGAATCTATGTTCGGAAAACCTCTTGAAAGATCTAGGTATGAACGTGATTATAAAAGATCGTATAGGAGAAACTATCAAGAAGGTGGATTAGTTTCTGACATGTTGTTTGGAGACGATATGATAGATCCTTATACTACACAAGTTGATAAAGATAATCCTGTTTTAAACGTAGCAGATGATCCTACAAAAAGAACTAATCCGTATACTGGAACATCTTATAGTGAAGGAACAAGACCAAGTGTTGTTGCTACTTTGCAAAAAAGAAGACTTGCAACAGGTGGCGAAGTTAGACAAAGATATGCAACAGGTTTGTTAGCTAAAGGAGTAAGATCAACTATTGGTAAAGCTTTTAAAAACTATTTTAAAACTAGAACAGACGATATTGATACTAAATTAGCAGGTGTTGATTTAACACCAGAAACTTTAAGCTTAGATGAAACCGTTGTTAATGTTAGAAAAGATGCTTTAAAAGATGCTTTTGAAACAGAAAGAAAACAAATTAAATCTGCAAGAAAAACAAAGCATCCTCTTATTCAAGAAAAATATAATGAATATGAGCAAGGAAATACAACCTACACAGATTATCATAATTTTGTTATGAATGAAAAAGATGATTTAGGTCAAAGATTATTTTCTCCTAGAGTTTTAAAAAATGTTCCTGAATTAGTTGATCCTATTGATATAGCTACTATTGTTAGAGGTTTTAATAACAACCCTAGAATTATAGGAGTAAATGAACTTATTAAAGATGGAGAAGAAATAGGACTTAGGTTAGATATCAATGCGTATGAAGACTATAATAAGTATATTGTATCATTACACGGTCGTTTTATAAACGATAAGTTTAAAAAAGACATGATAAGAGGATATGCAAACACAGGGTATATTACAGATGTAAATTTTACTTCTAGTAGAACAAGAACTAAACAACTTCATGATAGAGGAACAAAAGGTGTAAAAGAATCAATACCGAAATCTACTTATGGAAAAATGAGAGGAAAATGGAAAAATCACACTCCAGAAGAACTAGCGTCTTTAGCTAGAAAAGCTATGAACGATCCTGACTGGATTCAAGTAGGTTTTAATCCAGATAAGTTTAGTTATTTTTATAATAAAGCAACAGGTAATCCTTTAAAATCTGCAGAAGAAGTTATTCAAGTAGGAGCTTTAGTGTTAGCAAGAAATCCTGAAGAACTTCCTATAGATGACATAATAAATAAAACAGGTGTTTATCCAAAAAATCTTGAGTGGATAAAAGATAATTTATTTGACAAAGAAAATTTATTATTTAACAAAGGTGGTTTAGTAAATAGATTACAACAAAGGAATATGTATGGATAAAGAAAAACTAATTGAAGAACTTAAACGTGACGAAGGTGTAGAACTACGACCTTACAAATGCTCCGCAGGGTTTTTAACTCTGGGTGTGGGTAGAAACATAGAAGAGCGTGGTATCACTATGGATGAGTCTGACTATCTTCTTGCCAACGATATAACAATTTGTGAAGAAGAAGCAACTAGAGTATTCAAATGGTTTGCAGATTTAACAGACGTTAGACAACGAGCTATTATTAATATGATATTTAATTTAGGTTTGACAAAACTTTTAAACTTTAAAAAGTTTTTAGGTGCGATGGAAGAAGGTGACTATGAGACAGCAGGTAAGGAAATGCTTGATAGTCGTTGGGCAAAACAAGTGGGCAACAGGGCAGATAGATTAGAACAAATGATAATCAATGGGTGATATTTTGATAATGTATCTTGAAGATGATCTCGACAGAGCTTATCGAATAGACTGTAAACTGCGTTCTAAAACAGATCTTGCTTGGATTAAACGAGAAGAGTTTAGAAAAGTATATGAAGAACTGTTAAATGCGCACTTAAAAGGTGTGCCAGAAATGCCACTAGAACTTGCGATGCAATCAGTAGAAGAAATTCTAGGAAATGAAAGCATACGCTTCAACAACGAGGAACTAAAAGAGAAAGCAAATGAAACTAAACTTACTTAAAAATGTGAAAAATATTATAGGTGCTGTAGCTCCTACTATAGGCACAGCTCTAGGTGGACCAATGGGTTCGATGGCTGCAAACATGGTAGCTGATGCTCTTGGATGTGAACCAACACCTAAGAAAATAGAAGCAGCAGTACAAGCTGCGACACCTGAACAACTTGCAGAACTTAAAAAGATTGACAAAGATTTTGAAGTTAGGATGAAGGAACTAGATGTTGATCTATACGCGCTAGAGACTGCAGACATACAAGATGCAAGAGGAAAGTTTTCTAAGGACTGGACATCTCGTATCATGGGTATAGCTGTTGTTGGTGGATTCATGGGTTACATATTCTTAGTAACACTACAACCTCCAGAGCAGAACTCAGAAGCATTAATTAACTTAGTACTTGGTTATCTTGGTGGTTTGGCAAGTGCTGTAATCAGCTTCTATTTTGGAGCAAGTAATTCAAAGGATAAAGATAATGACTAATATGAATCATACAATCCAATACGAAGCTTTAAAAGCTGTATACAAAGGTGAAATAGCTAAAGCCGAAGCAAACTTATCTGTATATTTTAAAAATAGTGTAG